TTAATCTCTTTCATTTTGTTACAAATTTGTAAGGTTTTTGTGTTTGTAAATTCTATTACAATTTTGTAACAGATTTGGGTTTAAAATTAGAACACCCAAAATCTTCTCCAGTTATTAAAACCGCCATATATTGAGAGCCGTCGGCCACACAGCACCCGTCTTTTGATGGGCGCTTATAGAACTTAAGTTTAGGAGATTTACAATATTTAGTAGCGTAGCCAAACAATGCTCTTTGCTCATCTTCTTCTTTTACTTGCTCCCAAGCAAAGTCGTCTGAGGCTGGATTTCTTGGAATAGCGCAATCTTCAGCTCCAAAAAACTCATCCTCTTTAGGCATTATCCAATGTTTGCAATTTTTACATTTAGATTCCATTTATCTCGTTTTGCATAGTTATACCAAACACAAAAATAAAAGGTTGCAAAAAGTTACCTTTTTTGAATAAAGAATGATTTTATGAATCTCAAAACCTTCACTGAACCCGTTAAAGTCCTTCTGTCAGTAGTCCAATTCTTTTTAACCCACCTTAATTGTAGGTAAGAATTAGTGATTCTGCCCGTTGATGACGAAGGTAACGAACTGCATATTTTATCCCAAATAACTCTATACCAACGATTTGTAGATGTTATAGATGTTTCTGAAGCTGTTTGTGAACCCGCCTCAAGGTAAAGGTCTGTGAAGTTTACGTTATTGCCCTCTTGCTCAATATTAAGCACTGAGAATGGGTTTTGTGTTTTGGGATTGATGACAATAGTACACTCATTATCAACTACATAACCAAAGAACTTGTTGTATTGGTAAGCGCCAGCATCACTTGTATATGTGCCGTCATTAATCGGCTGATTGTGAATCCATAGTTCGTCTGTATCAGCAATTTCAGCAAATATAGCTGCATTTGGAGTAGAGGCATAAGTAGCAACTGTTCCTGCCGCATAGCATATATAAGTTTTAGTGCCAACCCCGATTGTATCACCAATCTCAAAAACAGTTGAGGCCATATCTGGGCCATAGTATTTGGTTGGGTTTTTAGGGTTATTAACAGAAAGCACTAACTGGTTGTGGTTCCAAGAAATTCCCGGAGTCCAATCAAAGAATCCAACAAACACCTTTGTAGGGTGATAATAGCCTATTGTAAAGTCTTTTGCTGTGTCTGCTATAACAAGTGAAGGTGATAGTGTTCTGTTCCTTAAAACGAATTTAAACGTCAAATAGGTCATTTTGAACTTAGGGTCATAAACGCCCGTGATGCCAAATCCTGTCAGTGGTCTATCGCTTGTTGCGCTGAAGTCGGGAGAGTTAATATAAGCATCAAATACACCAGTTGCCTGATTGTCCTCTACAAATATTTCATCAAATAAGCCTTTAAGTCCTTTTATCTGACTTAACTCCTGAACGCCAGCTCCAAAATCTAAGGCCATAAATGCCTTTCTCCTCATATCAAACCAAACATAGCCAAATTCGGTTTGTGTTAACCCCCATTGGTGTTGGTTGCCGTAAAACGAACTAATTGGGTCAAACCTGTCAACTACACCGCCTGTACCGATTGTGGTTTCTGCTCCGTCCAATCCGCTCACCACCTGTCTCTCTCCAATAGGCACAGTGCTTACCATAGCGTTCTGCCAAACAACGGTTCTTGACTCTTTTGTCCTGATGTTGTTTATCTCTCCACCCTGACCGTCTAAGTCGAGTAAATCTATTGCTGCAAAGTTTCTAAATGAGTTGGGTGATTCGCCGTTAATCTTTGGGCCAGCAAATCTAATTCTTGTTCTGAACTTGGAGTTATCATTAAAATCTAATGGCTTGGCCGCATAAGCAAATTGCGGCCCCTCAGAAGAATATCCTTGGTTGTAGTAAAACTGCTCTAATTGAGTTGGAGATGCTGTTCCGCCAGTATAGTCGTAAACAACGCCGTTAAGCGTAGAATGCATCCTGTTTTTGGCGGTTGTTCTACCCGACCTCAAATCATAATTCACGTTCAACTGACATGGAAATTTAACGGCGTATGAATGGTAGTCATCTGTTACTGGAGTTCCTAATATTGGCAGGTTTTCGTTTAACAGTCCATAGCCATAATCAACTAAGCAGGTATAACAATCACCGCCATAAACCTCAACGTCATCAAATCTTAAATAAGTATAATCTGTAACGCCAGTGCCACCAACATAGTTGTCAGCAATAACGGTTGAGTTTATCGGCTGATAATGCCCGCACTGAATGTATATTGTGCTTGATAGTGCTTGCTCTGAATCTCCGCCGTAAAATACAGACTTATCATTAACAATGTTTACGCTTGCCTTTATATTACTTCCCCATGTTAAATGAGAATAGTTGTTTGCGCCGCCGAAGTCATCAAACTGACTTGTTATTTGTATAACTACCTTTTTTCCACCAGTTGACTCAGATTCACCCAAGTCAGTTGGGCTTGCGCCAACGCAAGACGTGTCAACGGTAAGCGCAGTTCCAAGATAATTTTGATTAAAAAACTCAGCCCCAGATTCTCCAAATATACCAGAAACATATCCGCCTTCATTCACTATGTCAATAGAGTTTATGTCTTTTACTTCTGGCCCATTAGGGGCGTTTAAAGCCTCTGAAAAAAGTTGTGTTTCAAATTGATTGTTTTGGTCTTTTGCCTTATTGTCTGTACTGATTGTCCCAAACCAAGTGGCCATTTCCAAATATTGATAGTTGGCAGAAGTTCCTTCCGTTCCGGGCCATCCCGCATTTGCGTCAGGGGCTATCAAAAAGAACCTATTGGTTACGTTGGTGTTTAATAAACAAGATGTTTGAACGTAATTGGCACAAGGATAATAGTCAATAGCCGATGGAACTGTCGCATTAGAACATAATTGCCACATAGAGGCTTGCTGTATCACTCTTTTATCTCTTTCGGCCCTAACTATGCTAAACCCGCTTATGTTGTCCACAAGCTCTTTATTTAGTCTTATATCGCTAAAAGAAATACCGTGAGCCAACATTCCAACTACCTCAACAGTTCCAGTGTCATCCAAATATGAACAACCAACTGTGTTTAGGTGAGAAAATGTATGGTCTTTTAAATGCCTTACATAAAATGGATTTCCTTGCTTGTCATAAAACAATATGCCAAACCTGTACTTCTCACTGTTCCAATATCCCTTAACGTGACTCGCTACCGCAGGGTGTTTGTAGTTCCAATATGCGGGGCCGCCAGCATAAATCTCCTTTAGCTGAATATAGTTGTTTCTCTCTTCAGTGTTGTTAACTGGATTGTATCTACTGTACGACACACAGGGTCTTGCCTTTGCTGTTCCTGTGAATGTAGCTGATTGATTGCCTGCTGTGCCAACAAATATGTCGCCAGTGTAATAATATGTGGCACTACCAACAGGATACTCAACTCTATTCCCCGCATCTGGAGCATCAGAAACAATCCACTTTGTTCCAAGCAATATTTCACCAGCCGCAGGGTTTCCGTTAGGGTTAGGGCCAATCCAATTAAAGTCAAACAAACCAGTCGCACATCCTTGAGTTGAATCTGAAACAGGCATATAATAGTCTGTTTCTGAAACAGTTACAGTTTCTTTATCAAACTCATATTCCTGCCTTTCAGTGATATTCCCAACCAAAATATAGTTCTTATTGGTTGACATTGTTTTAGCAGTGATAATACTTGTCGGAAACAGTGTAATATCATTCAGGGTTAGTGTTCCTAAATTCAACTGCCCACTGTGGTTAATAGTCATTTCCTCCCCTGTGATTGTGGCTGAATTAACTATTGTTATTTGCCTTGCGACATTTAACTCTTCGTCAAACTCAGCGCAGGCTAAGTCAATAACGTCGAAATTGGTATCAATATCAAATACGGTTACATTAACGCCGTATGTGCTATCTGTGAGCGCAGCATGACCACCGCCAGCAAAGTCAAAATAAACGTTTGCCACTGGCCCCGGAATCGTATTGTCGGTTCCAACATGAATGGCGGGCGAACCATAAGACCAAGAGGTGGTTATCCCTTCAGATAACTTTCTTAATCTGTAAAAATAAATCTTTGAACCACAATAAACGTTCCCTTCTGAATAAGAATCAAACTTTATTGTTCCAAGCCTTCTTGCTGGGTTAAAGTCCAACAATTCAACTGGGTAATATTTAACCACCAACGTAGTAGCAGTTCCTTCAGTAAAAGACGTTCCGCCTCCGCTTGTTGCAGTGAATACGTTGCCTAAAGTAGCCCCCGGCCCATAAACGTCGCCATCGTATGTAGCATACCCCTGAAGAACCATATATGACTCTCCAACTGTAAGGTTAGCTCCTCCAGAAGCATAGTAATCTGAAAATATTGGGTCTGAAGTATTTATTGTTCTTGGCTGATTGTAATTGTCAGTCCAATACACCCGCCTTGTTGATTCGTTTTCTTCAAAGGCAAATCCTTCAATTTGATGTATTTGAGAAAATCTTAATCCTGCGTGGCCGTAAATTGGCCTGTAACCGTCGTTTAAGTCCTCCCCATCCTCATCGTATGGCTTGTAACCTTCTCCCCAAGGAGCGTATCTAAGCAATCCTATTTCTCCATAACCGCCGTCATTTGATGTGTCTGATGTTGAAAAAACAATCAGTTCGTCTGGGAATGAAATAAATCCTATCGGGCAAGTAGATGTTCCCGCCGTTGGAGGAGTTCCCGTATACGCAGAGTTGATAGTGAACATTTTGACATTACCCATACAGTCCTTAATCACAAAGTTGTTCCCATCTTGGGAAATCAACTGGCAATTCTTCATGTACCTGTATGTTCCATTAGGCTGATAAATAACGCTTACGTCACTTGTCATGCCATTTTCAAATGTATTAATGTGTTGCTCTGCCATAGTTT